GGGAAGTCTATATCATTTATAGTAACTCTACCAGCAGAGCCTAATGCTATACCATAATGGATTCCTTTCTGTTTTGTCTGGAAGACTCCAAACGAATTAGCGTATCTCTGTACATTATCTCCTACAGTCCCTTCTATGCCCAGACCTTCATAACGGCTGAACACACTAAAGCTGTTAGCATTGTCTATATAGGTATCATGAATGCTGCTGAGATAGTCCATCCAATTTACGCAATCTATATAATCATTGCTAGCTGGTACATTTTTGCTAAAGTAATTACCATATAGAAATTGACTACCTATAGACGTATACGAAAACCCTATAGCATTGCGATAATAATATATCGTTTTGTTGTCTGGAGTATTATTAGATGTGAGCTGAAGGATTTCTCCTATACCACTGAAATCCCCCGCATTCATCAGCCTCAGAGAATTAGAAGCATTATCGGCTACGATAAGAAAAGTTCCTACACCTGGCGATGACAAATGTGCATCATTTTTGAAGTCACTATATATAAATGACGGGATAGAGGAGGTACTGCCTCCCATTTTGAAAGACATTCCTTTACGAGTATCTAATGATACATTAATAGCATCGCCTCCATCTGGCTCATTTTTTAGCAAGTTCCATGGATCTGCTTTATATGTAAACCTAAAATGCAAATCATTTACCATAACTTCACTGTGCGTTCTTTTGTATAGCTAATCTATTTACGAAATATCTACAGAAACCCACATCCCATCAATAAGTTCTATATGGCCATCATCTATTCTGTCTACCTCTTCAGGCGCAGCTACATCAAGGGCATTAGATTTCCATAGTTTTTCATTTGTACTTAATGGCGTTATAATATGTGGTCTCATCACTCTGATAGATAAGAACTCTCTACGCATGCTAGACATGTATGCAGATACTGGCTTACTGATATGCTTATATAGATCATCTTTGTCGTCTAAATAACCCAACAGTATAGTTTTTGCTGTTGTAAATGTATCATTATCAACGAGTTTGCTTGCATCATGATTATTAATCATGGCACATGAGGTAGGATAGTCATAAGCGGCATCGCCGTCCTTCTCATACATAGACCTATTATCGGCTATCAATGAAACATTATTAACACCTCTAGTTTCCAGATGGCTCGCTATATCACTGATCCATATTCTAGTATTATTTGCATGAAGGACTGGTACATCATGAATATAACTCATAGATGCTCCAGGATATATAGTAGTAGATGTGCTCTGTATAAGATCAGTATCTACATCTTTACCTAGCATACCATTTATGTAATAATCAAAAGGATATCCAGTAACATTATACAGTCTAGCATGAATATGCCTATATGTATTATCATTAGAAGGATACGTCATGGTATCCTTCGTGGAACCTTCTATAAAAGTGAACTCTAAGGCGTCCCCGAAACTAGACGTGTTGAACTCCTCCCACACAAAACCTCCCATAGACATAGAGGAATGAGGCATAATAGCTATTGCATGAGTTCCTGGCGACTCTGGGTAGCCTATATGTGGGAACAGTATGCGCCGTTTATCAGGTTGCACAGATACAGCTCCTGAACCTATTTTTACAAAAGCCCCAGAATATTTACTATCTCTAGCAGAGGAGAACGCGAATGATAGATCATCCTCTCTTATATTTCTAAATGATACTAATTCACCCATATTACGAAATGTCTATAGTTATGTCACCTTGAGGCGTTGATATCGTTGTGTCTTGTTGGCTGCTCAATCTTATGTATTTACGGATAGTTGCAGTGTTGGACTGTGATCTCCCAGATAAATCCAATGACATCTTCTGATAATCTACTATCAGGAACACAGGTTCTGCTGCACGAGCATTACTATTAGGAGTCCATGTATTATCTCCTCCTAGTAGAGTTTCTCTGTGTGTTGCATACATAGACGATATATGGACGAACTCTGTAGACCCAGATAATTCATCTAACATATTGTTATTCAATGAGATATCCCAGTCATTATTAAGATTATAAGCGCTCAATGTATCCGATGTCATCTCGTCTCCGAATATAGTTCCATGTATGAAGCTGACAGGAACGTTCTCATAATCATCCGTATCTATCACCCAAACAGGTATACTACATTTATGAGGTTGTACTTTTAATTCTAGGCCTCCTAGAACTGGTACAGATTCCTTTAAGAATGTATTATTGCTCTTGATAACTTTAAGAGTAACGAAGCTATCTGTACGTGAAGGTGTTTTGATATTGTGTATACCTGCGTGCATTAGACTGTTGACAATGCCGTTAGACAGATTTGCTTTGTCTATAGATATTGCTATAGTAGCATCTGATGCTATAGCAGGGAATACTTTCTTACCACTTCTATATGTTGCTACTTTCCCGTATACCATCGGAAGATATGACAATGCAAATGTAAGGGCTTCCTTAACAGATAGTTGTGTTGTAGTGGATATGAAACATCCAACGGACCTATCTGTAGAATCATTCTCTATAGATATTCTGAATCCGTTTTGGACATTTTCATATACAGTAACGCATGATCGGTTACATACAGATGCATATGGTGTATATATGTCTAGAGCGTATTCATTTGATCTGCGTATCAAACGAACAGTTCCATACATATGCGTACCATCCTCTAGAGTGATATCTTCGTCATATATATGCCAGGACATACCAGTAACTCCTAGATTGATAATATTATCCGATGTTGGTGGATTTTTCATTAAGAGATACCCACTCACTACATAATCAACAGTAGCGTATCCATTAGAATCTATATCTCGTAATTTCACCATAGAGGATGACCCGAATTGATTCTTCAGCTTATAACTATCATCTGTATAACCTATAACAGCAAAGACTGGTGCGCCTTTAGCGAGTTCACTAGTCACACGGACAATATAAGAAGAATCCACCTTGACTTTAATAGCATTATTTATAACCTCCGCTAAATCAGCATGGGCTATACATATAGATGAAATAGTTCCTGGTACGAATCTTCCAGAATTAACTCCATATTTTTCAAACAATAGATAATGCTTGTCAGTAGCATTAATATATGTATCATTAGGCTGAAGATCATCATCTGCAGCACCGTCGTCTACTGCTGAAAAAATGATACCAGGAAACAACAAGCTGTTGTCTACAGTATTGTTACTCTTCAGATACATGAAGCCCGAACCTGTATTGACATAATATTCCCCAAGTCCTATGCTTGATGGTATAGTTACAACAGTGGACCCTGATCTATATTTGAACTTTATTTCTGACTTGTCCATATATCGTTACGAGTAGTATCTGTCTGATTTTCAATATTTTCGAGTGCAGCAACACCTACCGTACATATCACATCATGATAAGGTACTATAATAGATGTCGGAGTAGATATAGCTTGTTCTTTGTCCACGTTCACTTTGAACAATGTATATCCACTCGTTTTTGATGCATTTTCATTAGGGGATGATACTTTGATACAATTGTACACGTTCAAGGAACTTGGTCCAGGCACGTGGTCATATCTGTGGCTCTCCACAAAATTAGCAGCAGAACCTGCGTACACTACTAACGCGTCGTCCCATGTTACATCGTAAAAACCATTTGACAATGGTATTTTATCTGCTAGAGAAACAGGGTCTCTCGTTATGTATACTGCATTAGTATCTAAGATACCAGTATGCTTATCAGCCAGCGACGTATTGTCATCATACCAAAATGCAGCGCTTGCTTCAATAACAACCTCACTCACAGAGATGTCTAGGACAGATGGTGTGATTGCGAATGCTAGTGAGCCGTCAGCAAGAGCACTATCTAGACTGATAAGATATTTATCAGACCTCACTTTACGGCGTTCAGCTACTCCAGTTATAGTATCTGATGTATCCACCATGCCATCGTGTGTATATTGGGTGATGGTGTAACATGCATACCCTTTATTGTGCTTCTTCGCAAATGCTGCGGCATTTGGCGTGGTTATAGTAACATCTATATGATTACCATTAGGTACGGCTTCTATACCTACTATATCTTTATTTGGGTCGTTTATACTAAAAGTAAAGAATGGCTCTTCGACCTGTTCCTCTAGCGTAGCTGCTTCTGTGTTATTGTCATTTTTGTTAACGATATACAGCTTCGCACTTATAGATGCACGTTCTCCGTCATTCCATTGATTAGGAAATAGAGATCTCAATGAAGCCGTATCAGGTAAGAACACATCTATATATCTGTCAAATTCGATATTAGATATCCTTTCTTTATATGAGGCATAATGTACTTCGTCATCACTCCATATGTCTACACTAGAATTATTATATGTTGCAATAAATTTGATAACAGCCTCTTTGACAGTTGATATGTTATTGAACCATATAGTCATATGAGTTGTGCTAAGGGTCTGCAATGCGCCATAAGATTCGAACCCTCCAGGAACATTTCTACCCTGAGGAATCCACATATATTTATCATTGTTGACATAAGACACATGCTTATATAATGACCCTGCTATCTTGGCTGATTCAACTTGAACAGCTATATTTTCATTTATATAAATAGTATGCATATAGTATTACTAGTTTCTACGTATAGTACATTGTTCTTTGAATAATTCCAGAGTTGCACTGCCTTCTGGAAGAATATCTATATTTGGCTTATAGCACAGTAATGGATAAGGGTTTGGACTGCCCAGGTTCTTTATGACCGTGCCGTATTTTGCTAGCAGCGTATCTCTTATGATGGCTCTTTCTTCATCGTTTTCACAGCTATCGAATAAGAATAGTGTAACATCATCCATTCTTATCTGGTCACCTAATTTCAATCTCAGCTCGTTCCCTATTTTATGACATGAATATAGATTTCTTCCATCTATAGTTTCTAGGGCAGTATCTATTGTTTCGGTAGCTCCTGCTGAAGGTATATCTTGGTGATTTAGAATCCATATGAGTCTCTTGTATGACGATTCATTATTGAATATACTATAGACTGCTAAGTGGCTGTCTGTCTTAGTGAACATCATGCCATTATTGTTATTCTCTCGCACATCGATTTCAAAATATCGATATTTTCTCCGGTCATCATTATTAGTTCGGACGCCCATCCATTCGCCCCATGAAACATGTATATTATTAGGAGTATCATAACTACCTGAACTAGAGAATGGTCCGGCAATAGTCCTAGATGCTTGCTCTACACTATAATAATCCTTTCCTATTCCTGCAGGCGTGTCTTTTGATATAGCCTTTATTTCCCGATTGTCATTGCTTGTAAGTACGTATCTAGGTGCCAGATGAAGAGTATATGTCCATTCATTAGGTACATTACAATCTGACGAAGAACATATTATATATTTCCTTACGTCATCCTCTACAGTAGACCCATTATAGTTATAATATGCATTTAGAAAAGGTAACACATTGAATGTCAAGAATCTCCATTCTGGGTCATTGTTCCCTCTAGGCATTTCTCTCATGAATATGTCTCCACATGGAGTATTTGGGTTCACATGATAGGCTATACGGGACGTGCGGTATAATTTTCCTGTTACATCACCAGGCACGCCTTCTCTGCCCATCTTCCACATCTTGAAGATATTGCCTTCTTTTCTATCTGTCTGACAGAATTGCCAACCTCCTAACGTATAAATAGCAAAAACATCATCTATATTATCATCGTCCCATATAGAAGTTCCACCCGTTTCGCTTTTGTAAGGGTATGCAAAAGACCCTATCGGCATATTATCATGCCATAGCATTCTTATGGGAGTGCTAAAAGAATCAACTGAACCTCCTGAACGATATGTATATTGTTTCCTAGGGAACATTTGCGATGTAAATACAATATATGGTATTTACATGTATGGCTTTCGATATATTTGCTTTTCCTGATACCCATCACCGGTACAGATATAATCTCACTGAATTGAGCAACGAATGGGATATTATGGTCCAGCAGATAGAAATGCTGTTGTTCACAAAGCCTGGAGAATTTATAGAGAAGCCCACATTCGGCATAGATCTGGAACATTATATATTTGAAACCACAGTGCAGTGCGGTGAGATAGAAAGGATAGTACAGGGAGCTATTAATGAATGGATTGTTAAGCCTGATGGTGTCGATATCAGAGTACAATGCAAGGCTTATAACGTCAATGACGAGCCTATATGCGTCATCGATATCATAGTACAAAATACTGTATTGACGAGATATTTCTTCAAGTAAAGCAGAAATATAAGTATTTTCAGATGATTATATAAATGTAAGAGCAATGTATCTTATTAAACAATAGTATTTTATTTATTTTATTTTTACGTATGTCAGCAGAAGTAAAAGAAACGCAGTATCAACGCAAGAAGCGTTTGGCTGCAGAAAAGGCCGCTCGTGAAGCTGCAAGTTATAATCCATTTGCAGCAGGCACTAGCACGATTCCACGTGACCCTGTAGAAGAGCCTATCAATGAATCGTTAGTGGCCAACGAAGCCGAATCCGATCCAGGACTTCAGTCTAATGAGTCTAAAGGCATTATGCAATTTGCAATGCCTGAATCAGAGTTTGACGGTGATGACTGGTTGGATAATGTCGAAAGCACGCAAGTTACTGCGCAAGTTGGTGATCTCGGTTATGTTCCGATTTCCGAAGAAGGCGTCTTCTCTCTAAATTACAAAGAGAGCAACATTGTTACGGTCCGTCCATATCCTATTATGAAGGACCCACACACATCTATTTCGGTGTTCAATTCAATCTCTACATTGATCAATGATCCTTCAGGTGAGGGTGACCCTATCTTCAATGAGATCTCTCCTCGTGTAGCTGGAGGCCGAGATGAAGTATTGCAGAAAATGCTAACTGCACTTAAAGACAATAATTCTTTGCGAAAGGCTACAGTCCGCACAATCGATAACAAGTTCTTATTGTGTCAGATAATCAGCAATAAGAACAATCCTGAAACTGTCGGCAAGTTCGTACTGTTCAGAATTTCCTACTCGATGGGCAAGGCCTTCGAAGAGCAGGGTCTGTATGATCAGTTATCAGAACTCGTCGTACCTTCGAGCTCAAGGGCTATCGTTATTAATTTGACGTATGATGAAAGCCGCGACAGACGACTTGAATATAACGTAAGTTTGCAAACTTACGCACAAGGCATGGACAAGCTAGTCCAGACTGCATCAAATGCATATGTCACTGTAGGAACCGATATGAACGCATTCAAGGCATGGAAAGCTCAGTTCTATGCAGCATTCAAGAACTTGAAAGTAACTGCAGACAACCTGGTCAAATATGATTTGAGCAAATTTACTGCTGCTGCTGCTGAAGAAGTATGGGCTAAATTTGAACAACGTTACAATGAGATCAATACTACTATGGCAACGTCTGCAGGAACAGCAGCTGCTGCGATCTCACAAGGTCATATGCCACAGATGAGTACAGCGAATCCTTTCGGAGGTGCAACTACTCCACAATCGAATCCATTTGGTGCTAAAGAGCCCGCTAATCCATTTGTTGGAAACATGGATGGGAAAGCATCTAATCCATTCAACACTGGTGGATTTTCCGATATGTAATCGCGGTTCGATAATATATTCAAACAGGAGAGGAACTGAACAACCTCTCCTGTTATTTTTTAAGGACACGAATGCACGTAAATATATCACTATACTGAATTAAAAATACAATAACATGAGAATTATACATGTATATCCCGCAGACGATGTAAACGGCGAAGGTTTACGCGTGGTTGCCTTTTTTGCAGGCTGTAAATGGAATTGTCCTGGTTGCTTCAATCCGCAGACACATTCATTTGATGCTGGAGAGCCATTTACAGAAGAAAAAGAAAATGAACTTTTCGATATGGTAGACCATCCATATATAGATGGCATCACCTTTACAGGAGGAGACCCATTATTCGGAGGAGAAGAATTCCTAGGGATCCTTCGCAGATTCAGAGAAAGATTTGGGCAAACAAAGACGATATGGGTATATACTGGGTTCGAAACACAGGCGATAATAGACGACAGTACATTGAGCGAAGTATTTAAGCTCGCAGATGTGTTGTGCACAGGTAAATTTATTAAATCAAGGACTAGCCCTAAGAAAAAATGGGTAGGTAGTAATAATCAAGAAGTTATACATACTAAGGATTATGATATTCACAGGGATAGTTGAAGACAATACAGACCCTAGACATTTTAATAGAGTCAAGGTAAGATTATTTGGTGTTCATACGGATCAAGATGCGGGCCAACCTCAGATCCCCACAGATGACCTTCCGTGGGCAACACCTCTTATATATAACCAGATTCCTCCTCTAGGGTCTAAAGTTAATGTATTGAAGGATGATGAGACCTATTATTATTTTTGCCCGTTTCCTACAGTACATATGAATGATTCTGATTATCAGAACGGTGTGGTACTGATGAACCAAGAGAACTTGGGCCAAAGTGTTCAAGGAGGTAAAGCTATCAATACTAAGAACGGCCAGCACATCGTTGTCATGTATACTGATAGTAAAGGGTTTCAAATCGAGCTCAAAACAGAAACAGGCTCTAATCAGATAACTATATCACCTGACAATAATATTACTATCCAGAATGCTAAAGGGAACGGCATGACAATAGATATGGGAGAAGATAAGATTACTTTGAAAGCCAATACTATAGACCTTGATTGCAAGAAGCTCAAGATCGGCTCTAAAGGCAATAAAAAAGTAGTCACGTCAGATTTCATACAAATGTTCAATACTCACACGCATTCATGCCCTGGAGGAACTACAGCAACGCCTACAGTACAAGTTAAAGGAAACACAACAAAAAATATAGATATAACCGAGTGATACTCAAATGATTACTGCGTCTACGTCAAAACAATTTATATTTAGAGTGCCCCAAGGGTTTGTACCTGCTGAGGTAGAGAGCAAGTATTATCCTTACCTGTCTCAGAGGATGTGCATATATCCTAATCTGACAGAATATCTTAATGCTCATTTACAAAAGGTTGCATTAGTTCCGGTTACGTCGCGAAGCAATATCAAGCAGCAAGATCAGAGGCATCCACATGGACGCACATTTAGAGATCCTAATCATCCTGCAGTATTCACACAAGGCGAAGTCAATGTAACATTCAAACTGGATAGCTCGTATATTATATGGGCTATCCTTAATGACATTATGATTTATTACAATACCGACTTTGAATCTAAATTTGTGCCAATGTTTACTGTAATGCTAACAGATGCAGCGGGAGCTGCTGTAATTCGATTTGAATGCAAAGAATCTACGTTTAATGACGTATCAACTAATATTGTGATAGATTATACCACTAATGCAATAGAGACACGTAATATCGAATGTAAGTTCTATGTCAATAAGATAGAACAAGATTTCATTTATAGCACACAGTCTGATGATAATATAACAGATCCACAGGAACGATACATTTCTTAATACAAAAGATGCTGGGAAAATATAGACATAAAGATTTTCTTGCCAACGGTACAAGAGAGAATGATTCATGTGTAGCACTTAAAGGTGGCTTGAATGAACATCGATTAGGATCTGAAAAGACAGGATATAGCCGATTAGATGATCCTTTTATTCCATTTGTTACTGTAGATGTAGACTTTACTTATTCTCCATTCTTCGGTGACATGCAGAAAATCATGCAGTTACCACCTAGAGATTATTCGTCATACCTGGAATCTGAGCTAGCATATAAATATAAAAATACTATTGATGATTCTATAAACAATGGAATAGACTTGCAACCATGCCCGTATAATATAGATATGAATTATCTTGTACCATGCGTCAATGGATGCATATTAACAGCAGCAGAATGGTTATATATGAAACTATGTGGGGTTCCTTCCATAGACACATATGTAGAAACATCTGATCTGAATGCTCCACCAGTAGAAGCAGACTCTGATGAATATGACGCAGAGATCGCATTCTATAATGATATGATCAATACAAAGCTGCAAGAATTAGCTGGGTCAAGTAATCCATGGGAAGCAGAGATTCTGAGAAATGAAATAGCGGATTTAGAAGACGCTAGAAATCAAGCCATTAATAATCAACGGGTTGTAGCAGATAGCAAGATAACCGTCACACCAACAGAGCAGCCTTTGTTCCATGATAATTCGAGTGACTATGCAAATATAGAAGACACTAGAGTAGCAGACTTCATGAGAAGCTGTAAGATGTTCTACGAATTAATCAAGAATCATGCATATATGATATCTTCTATAGATCTTGGGGATATACTTACTACATATTACATAGATGAGAATAATTATCTGAATGTGAAATTCAATATGAGATTGAATGAAACTGTAGATATGAAGACCTCTAGAATGATGCACGGCTTTATGAACGCTATCTATGATACAACATATATGCGTGAGTTCATTCCTTTGAATCTACAGAAGTTCAATATGACGATATATATACATGATGCGAGATCATTCTTCAATGATACTCCTGCAGGCCGAATGTTGTTAAGGTCTAAGGCATCAAATGCTATATCTGCTATTAATTCTTTAGCTACAGAACATACATCTGTTATGGCTATCTGTCTTATGGGATGCAGATTCGCGTCGTATACTAATAATTTCAACAATATCAATTTAGCAGGAGTTTCTTCTCCATCCAGTCAGGATGTGATAGATGTCACTATAGAAGCTGATCAATGTACAATATATATGACAGATATTCATGATTTGGTTCATGGTAATAAAAATAAAGCCTAGTTGTTTAAGAACTAGGCTTTCTAATATATTATACGTTCACATTAGGAACGACGTTATCTATCAGCATATCTGCCGTATTTTCAAATTTCATCACAAGCATCCCATTTGAATCGGTAATCCATTTGATTGAATTGATCATATTTGCACTGTTATATAATCGATACACTCCGCTACGAGAAGACATATAGCTCATAATAGGGTTATCACTAAACAATACTTTGAGCTTTCTATTATTATAACCGCTGCCCTGCCATCCTAAAGCCCTCCTCTCTACATTATATACATTATACGAGCGGATGACCATATCTAGATTCCGTGGGGCAAGATATTTATCTGTATACAATCCTTCTCCATATTCTGGATATGAATAATTAATTGCATTAAATATTGGATTATTTGGAACATATTCTATAGCCATCTTGTCCTGGAAAGGAACAGATATCCATTTAGTATCAGCGCTATATATCTTTACATAATTAGTATTCTTCACAAAGCCATATGTGATAGCATTATCGCATATACCTACGAATCTAGCTTTCTCTTCACCTGGATTTGGATTACCCGTATCTCCCATAGATATAAGATCTATAGAATGATTGCTTACAGCGTCTTCGAATCTATTTTCACCAACGTCATGCTTTTGGATATATACTGAAGACATGTCATTGATACCAAGCATGTCTGGTCTGAACTCTTCAGGAGGTCTCGGAGCCATATCTTTTTGCCAAGCAACCATCTCTTTAAAGTCTTCTAGTTCTCCTCTAGCATTTGATACAGTAGTTTCGTCTTTTACGTATATAGGGAAGAGACGTACAAAACGTGGATGGAAACGTGTCTGCTGCCACGTTCCCCACCATCTATACCCCGAAAGGCCATATCTTATATCGTCATGAATACTCCACCACGAATATGAATTGCTGTTACGATTAACATCGACCAAATATTTTAACATCGTATCTACATTGACACGCAGTTCATCTTTGATAGGCTGTCCCGAAATGTATTCCTGAGTCCATAATCCATATTTCTGAGAAAACTCTGATGGATAGAAATAAGTTTCTACTCTATCAGAACCTATGGTGAACTTTGAATAGAATGAAGACAATTTAGGATCATATATATTGATATAGCTAGATAATCTGTACAAGGGCGTACCGTTTACAGAATCTGTACTGATAAATCTAGCCACGTCGCTCATATTACTGTCAGCAAAATGTGGAGAAAAATAATATGCAGGGCTTAGCATATGGCCATAGCTCCATACATTATACATCGAAATATCACCTTTCTCTTCTGCCGACCCATTAAACATAGACAATGCTTTGTAAAATATAGGGTGTCTGAACGGCAAGCTATAAAAATCATTATTATGGATAAATCCAACAGAGCTCTTGCGTCCGTCCATACTATCAGTCCATATAGTACCACACGATGCTTCTAGCTTTAATGTGTTGCTATCAGAATTATGTATAGTATTAGTATCTTTATAACTAGTAGACACAGCTAGGTTCACAGGATACAGTATATGCATCTTATTATCCTGCAATAGCTTTGGTGATAAATTGCTGAAGTATCCCATATTATTTGCTCAATCTATTTTGTCTATCTTTGTCTGTTTCAGGTTCCAATATCTCCGTAATTTGCGTAGTGGTAAGGGACGATTCTTTTCCGCTTGCCGTCTTTGCGCTGCTTTTAGTTACGGGATATTGTGGTTCAGTGCTATCGTAATATTTACTAATAGCCCCATCAGGTACTAAATATGACTTACCTTCTTCTATTGTGAAAGGATTCATTATCTCATTGAGAATGGATATCTGGTTCATATCAGTCACACCCATCGTCATGGCCAGCTTATCACATCTCATATTATGACTTTTATTAGCAGTGACTATATTGACAACATTTATATCATCTTTATTAATGATGCGTCTGCCCCATTCAATATTTTCGTCATCTACCGCAAGTCTTTCAAGTATTATAGTGTCCATAGTATATACAATATTATATAAAATGATTAATTACCAAATACAGAATGATAATTTCTGCTGAAGCCATTAGCAGTACCTGCATTAGATGATTGCTGAGCTTCAATGACTTTAGGATCTATATCTACATAGATTCTGCCTTTACCCATATTAAACATAGTTTGAATAGAACCAATATCTCTAGGCATACCGTGACGAAGCCTTACTTCGAAATTAATGCTAGATGGGAAATCATCACCTTGTAAAATAGGTCCCCATGTTACATCTGTACTTTCTACACATAGATTCCCTATAGTTGCTATAGGGTCTAACGGATTTCCTATAACAAGGTGCCAGTTGCCTGTAGGAGTATTTCTCAACAGCGCTTTAGTGATCTGTGCAGCACCTAGAGGAGAGTATCTATCCATGATATCACTCAGATGGTCGGCCAAGCCGCCTGCAACTACAGTAGCGACCTTTTCTACAATCTCCTCGACACTACCGCTAAAGATACTTTGTACAGTATTCACGAAACTATCCTTGACAGATGACACGAATTTTAATATATCACCATTTCTGAGTGCTTCTATATCCCCTACGGGTGCTCCTAGCTCTTCTGGACGTTGATGCCATCTAGTAGCACCTCCCCAGAATCCGCCATAATTGCCGGTAAGAGTAAAGAAGTTAGCTATAAGGTCAAGAGCTACTGCTTTAGGATTCATCATGGCAACTGATTTCAAATCATACTCAAATGTCAAAGTGATGCCTTGATCAAATGTCAATCCTCTACTACGGATATAAACACTATCAATGCAGTTGATAGGTCCTAATACAGATGTACTATATTTATCTACTAGAGCGTCGCCTTGATAGATACGTCTGTCTGCGAAGTTCTGTCTTAATGGACCACACACTCCATCGTACCAGTCTATACCTTGTCCAGATGCAGATGATGGATTATTGATCCTACGTGCAGCGTACACTAGATTCTTTACAGAATTAGGTCTATTTATTGTTTGCGACCTCAATGTAGTGTTGCTCTCCATCTGCTGTATATCTGCTTGCTCTTCTGTCCAATTAGAGCCGTATGCGAATCTTAATATAGCATTTATGTCGTTACCATTGTCTTTAGACATATATGTTACTGCCTTTGCAATACATCCATAAGTAGGCCATACACCTAATTTATTAACAGTGTCACTTGCAGGACATGATAAATCTATCATACCGTCACCACAAGGAGTAGGGTATCTGCGAAGCGTTATTAAATAATTCAGTGGAACCTGATTTAATCGTTTCAGAAAAGCAAAATCAGTATAATCATATCTTCTGAGTCCGTAATCATCATCTTGATTATAATATTTCATAATAGCCTGAATAGTTGGCTTCAATTTAGCTATACGGTAAGCTTCAGCATCTGCATTAACGTCTCGGATATTTGCAGTATAATCTGAATATCTTGCCTGATGTCTGGCCAGATCTGTTTGGTCTTTGCCAAGATTAGGCATTCTGCCATATATTAAAGAATAGTTTACTGCACAGAAATCATTGAATATAGATTTCGGATAGAACGCCTGTCTATTTTCATCATCGGAGAAATATAGACGAGGACTGACTGTTTCAGTAGTCTTGCTCCCTTTTCCGTTATCGGTGGCAGATACTACTCCCTTTAATACAGGAGATAGCGGTACAGAATTAGGAGAGCTATTGACTCCCGTCTTGGTATCTATAACGCCAAATTCATCATCTGCAGCATATGGATAGTCGAATCTATTAGTAGATACTGCATTATTTTTATGTATATAAGCATATTTTCTGACCATTTTATGGAAAATAATACAAATTTCTTTATTATTTACGCGTTATAGTTTATTATTGAGGGGTAAATAATACATAATAATTTCATACAGTATCTCCTTCAGAGGAATAATAGGAGGTACAACCATACAATCATTTTTTTATGAGACAAAATAAAAACGCATGGATGCAAAAGCTCGCATCTATTCATGCATTGAATGAGGCAGCAACCAAGGGTTTGGATGCTAAGTCTATTTTGGAATCATGGGGTAATATGCACATGAATCCTGACGCTAATTTCGCTGGAATGGGTGATCCTACGCTTCCACAGGGCTCTGCGAACCCAGATGGAACTTTCACTGGCATCACTAACGACGGTAATTTTGGTTCAGGTGATATGCCATCGAGCACATTGCCTATGGCAATGGCGATTGCAGCACAGACCATCGCACTCGATTTGCTCCCAACAGTACCTATCTCAACAGCGTTGACCATTCTTCCTTATGTAAACGGTGTTTACTCTGGTGGTGCAACTAACCGCAACCTTGGAAGCTTGGACACTTCTGCTAAGAACCCACGTCTTGTTAAAGGTGTCATCGATTGGGATGCTACTCTTGCTATAGCAGGTAACACTACCAAGACTAAAAACGAGATCCTTGAAGCATTGAAGGGTGTAGAGGCAACTATCACTATTCCTGGCACAGGAGCAGGTGCTGACCCTGTTGCACTTGGTACCGCATTGGGTGCTAAGGTTACCTTTACAGGTTTGCTGTCATTCTATGACAAGGCTCCTATCTTCGAGATCGTTTATCCTAATGAGGCTTATCGTAATGGTAACTTCGGAGGTGATTCTACACAGGAAGGTTCTACCTTTGCTAACATCTTCAATCAGTATGCAAATGGTGTTGAGGTAACTATTACACCTACAGGTGCTGATCCAGTAAAGGTTAAGATCTCATATTTCGACACTGTTAAGACATACGAGGACTTCGTTCCTTTCTTCACTGGTGTATCTAAATATGGTTCTAACGGTAATTACAACACTGCTGACGGTACTCGTGGTGCTGCACAGTATAACTTGAAGACATTGAATCCTTATTTGAGATCTGAAGGTGAGGTTACTCCTGCCAATAAGGTATCGCTTGAGATGGCTTCAACTAAAGTTGACGCTAAGACCGTTAAGATTAACGGTGAAATCACTCGTGAGCAGTTCCAGGATATGACCGCTTATGGTTATGACCCTTACGGCTTCATTAACGCAATCTTGACTAATGAATGCACTCAGCGTATCAACTTTGATATCTTGAAGGCACTTCATAATTTGGGTAAAAAGCATGCTGATTCTATAGGCTTCAACGCTAAGATCGTCATCTCGAGTGATTTGCACGAGAATAGCTTGACTATTCAGAAGCAAGTTGTTGCTAAGTTTAACCTCGCATCAAATATCATTTCAACTCGTTCACGTGTGAGCCCTGCTGATTGGGTAGTAGTTGGTGCAGGTATCGGTACAGCAATTATGGATATGCCTACTTTCTTGGCTACTCCTGTTACAACATTCGCTGCCGCTTCAGGTAGCAACGCTATCTATAATATCGGTAGCCTGGGTAGATTGAAGGTGTACGTTGATCCATATTTGGATTTCGACTCTACTTCATGTTTGGTTGGTGCAGTAGGTACTGAACAGTCTCCTGGTTTGAAGTTCATGCCATACATCCTTGCAGATCAAATCACTTATCCAAGTGAAGGTATGGGTGGCCAGAATGCCGTTTCGATGACATCTAGATATGCTATCGCAGCAGCAGGTCAGCATCCAGAAACCCTTTATTTGGGCTTTGATTTGAAGTTGCAGAAAGTCAGTGGTGAAACTAGTGACTTCGCAGCAATCTTCCCTTACTTGGGGTAATCTGTTAGTCTAGCAATAGACTATAAAATAATAAAGAGGAGGTGAGTAATCACTTCCTCTTTTTATGTTTACCATTTACAATAGTTCTGGTACTCAACATCAATTACTGTTTTCTTTGGATTGAACCATCTAAGGGCAGCCCTTGCCTCCTCAAGACTTGAATAATGATAAGGAAAATCGCGCGTGTAACCTCCAGTAGAATTGAGGTCAATCCACCAAAAGAATAAGAACTTCTTTTGTATACAATAGACTGAGTGGTCTTTTAAATCTAACCTTATAATTCTGTACTTCATCATATTACTTCTCATTCAATGTTTTTGGAACTAAATTTCTTCGCCCTCAATACCTCCAAAATAAAGGTCATTAAGAGTTGCTAAATACTGGAGGTATGCCTCATCTGGACATATGAAAAGAGGGACTTCTCCGTTATTTATTTTTGCATGTCTCCCTACTATCTCATCACATATAAATCGATACTCTCCATCACGTATCTTTATAGCAGGGAAAACGTGCTTTCTTACCCACATGCGATCTATTACTATTGCTACATAATAACAGCCGTCTCTTTTACGATGTTTCTCTGCATCGTTTTTATCATTAGGTAGTAATGCATCATATAAGATGCTGAGTGACTTAGGTATATCTACCTCGTTAAGCAAATCCGATGTACCTTTGAAGACAGGTTCAGACAGCTCATAAAATAAAGTCAGACTTTCCCAATTTGCTGCTACTAATTTTGCCTTCATAATTTTGTTATCATTTGATTATAGAAGCCTAAAGCTTGGTCTTCGGTGATGTTGGAAAACCACTCCTCAAAATACTTTTGATATTTTGGAGCATTGTCTTTTTTCCACCTCTCAGCTAACCACGGTTTTAAAACTTTCTTTAGCATATTCAAGAGTCTATCTTTAGTGTGCATAAATACTGGCTTTAGCTCCTCAAGTTCTTCTTGTAAACACTCGGAACTATTTTCTTTTAAATTATCTAAATTATTCATTTTTTCTTCCTCCGTTTTTTATTTTTAGGTTTTGTATATTTAGGATTTCTGTCTTTCTTTTCGTCGTAAACACCGCATAAAAAGATTCTGATTTCTTTCGGTGCCGTGCACTTTTTGTCATAATTAAAATAACGGCAATATTCGCATCCCATATTTTTTACCTCCTTTATTAATAAATTTCAACAATTTTCAACTTCCCATCAGGATAAAGAAGTTTTGCTTTATTTGGTTCTTCTATGGATTCAAACTCGAATCTATGCCTGATTAAGAGATGAGGAATAAATGGAGGGGCTGAACAAAATCCTATCAGCAATAAGCATGTCTCATAATAAGTACGATATTCTAAGAACTTTCGGAGTTCTCTTTTGATAATTTTCTTTTTTAACTTTTTCATTTTTCCTCCTTTCTTTTAACAAGAATTACATCTCCGCACATTTCCTCAAATTCTTCTAAAAAGTGTTCGTAACCGAAGACCCGAGCATCACCAGCGACATGCGCGTTGCCAAAGACCTCTGCGTTGTGGAGAATCATGGCGTTGCCTGAGACCTCTGCATCACCATATACCCGAGCGTTATAGCTAATCCAACAATCCCCTTCCTGAGAAAGATTGGATTCTTTATCAATTAGTCCGCCTAGGTCACCTGCCTTTATATTTGCAAAGTCTTTCAATGCCTTAATTCTATACATTGAACCTTCTTTGCACATCTCATATTTTTGTTGTTTCATAACCTTAAGTTTTAACTGTTCAACAATCTGTTTTCTTTTACGTAAAGATATAAAAAATTCGTTTTGATGCCACGAAAATACAGAATTTTTTCTATTACAATGGCATTATAATTCTTGTGTTTAACACGTTATTTTCTCTGAATTGATATCTTACACAATTTTATATTTTTATGCGATTATACAAGAGATATCATATCAAAAATCGCATGTTGCGATATAAACAAGCATTAAAAAAGGGATACGGCTAACCATACCCCTTTATTGTGTTCATCACTTTTATGAAACTTGATTTAAATTTGATGCACGTTCTCTGACTGCTCGCAACAAATCTTTCGGATTATTAGTGGACCTACATATGTCATGGATATCCATGACCGATAAACGTTTGTCCAAGAACAACAATTTAATATAATCCTTATATTCCTTTGGAAGTCCTCTGAAATGAGGTAGTGTCCCCAAAACGCACGCTAGATTCTGCCAACTATCAGGATGTTTTATAGGGTCCTTCCATAGGACCTCGTTCCATGAATCATGGACATGGCTCTGCCAAGAAGCCTTATCATTATCAGGAACATTTGTATCAGATGCATTGGATTGTTCACAAGCCTTATCATTGCAAGGAACAATTGTGTCAGGTGCTTCTGGTTGCTTACGTTCATGCTCGATGATCATATTCGTAATTGTTATTTTTAAATATGACCCTAACTGACCTCCTGCCATAATCATAGGTGCGCTGTTGTTTTTATAAAATACGACAAACACGTCTTCCGCACATGTTGAGAACGGCTTGATGATTTGTGGGCCCAACACAAATTTTGGCGAAAAATGATCGCTGAACCTGATACATACTGCGTCGTCTATATAGAGATATTCTGACAACGTAGTCACACTTTCAACAGTGTCAATATGGTTCGCTGGAATGTTATCTTTTATAAATGTGATTATTTCAGGTGTGATGAATTTCATATGCTTATTTTTTGTTTGTTAATACTTTAGCTTTCTTCAATTGATACATTGAGTACATGAAGACCGCGATACATAATGCGTTCGACACAAACAGTGTCATAGACATGTCTAGAATCTGCCATTGAATTAATCCTACGGCAAGCCATCCTGCATTGCCTGCAGATGTCCAACATTTGATAGCTAGTTCGTTTTTAACGAACATTCCGATGGCCCTGCATATAGTGGCAGCCCATCCCAAGATTGATAATATTACATATACATCCATTTTGTTTAATTAATGTTCAGTATCTTGTTTGATTATTAATTCAATATTCGAGTTTAACTCGTACATCTTTCTTGCAAGTGCTATAGTGTTGCAAGCAACTATCATATCCGCAATACGCTGAATGATATCTTTCTCAGACTGCACCACACGCATAGACCATACATATGCAGACACGATGTCTAGCGCACTACCGACGGATGTAGCCTCTTTGAGAAGCTGGGTGTTGGGTGTGCCCTCAAGTTCCTTGAGTATCTGTTTATATACTGCGTCTTCTATGTCCTGTAGGTCTTGTCTTGTAACGACTTTCCATTCTGAAAGATTATCATCAGGCCCAACATGTGGCACATAATCAATGAAATGAAGATCCAATTTAGAAAGCACAGTGGCCTTCTTCGCGGTGTAAGAGCTATTAGTCTTAGGTCTTACTGCTATTAAAATATTATTCTTGTCCATATATAATTATTTACTAGTTACAATTTTATGCGTTATGTAGCAAATACTAATAAGCTAGTATGAACTCCCTAGCCATGTCTTTGATACTGGCACTTCTTCTGCTAATATAACCTGCCGATACATTATGTCGGGCAGCAATATCTTTTATGCTATCGTCAGAGCGACTTAGCATATTATTCATTATCTCAAGGTCTATTCCTGATAGTGTCTTGATGAAATCTTCCAGTGCGTAGATTCTTTCATCTTCGTCTTCAGCTACTTTTGCTGAAGCAAGATCCATCATGGCTATAGAACTCTCGTCATCACCTGCATGGAATATTTTTGCAAATTTCCTTTGTGATTTGCCGCATATGTCATCATGGTCATCTTCGACCATATTGTATGCCTCAGGAATGTCTTCCTGAATGTCGTCTTCGTCTTCATCGTCAGTATCTGTAACCGACATATCTTCAGCGAGTTGGTTGCGGTGCTTTGCAGAAATGAATACGTTCTTCATGTTTCCTGCAATGCATGTCTTTATGTATGCCTCTAGGTGAGGTGTGTCTGTACGATCTCCATTGTGAGAGGTGTCCCATTTGTGAAATGCGTTAGTCGCAGCCACCAGGCCATAACCGACTAAGTCGTCATATTCTAATGAACGATCCGTCAACAGTCCCTGTAGTGAGCGAGCTATTTTATTGACGTACTTCAGCACGGCTTCATATTCAAAGCCTTTGAAAAATCCTTTTGTTGATTCTGTTTCCATGACGTTATCTTTTTATTTATACCATAAAAATACGAACTTTTTATATATTGTCCAAACAGTTTCTATAATTTTTTCAATCAACTTCACTTTCTGTTAGTTGGTCCCATATTATTATATTTGAACAAGAAGCATCATTGATACATAATGCTATCACACAATCCTGAGCTTCGTCCAATGAATCAAACGATTCACGTACTTCGCCCGATATTATTACGATATAGCGTTTCATATCCGATCCTCCTATATTTTAGTTTGTATCTTTCTTATGATGTAAGGATATAAAAAATTCATTTAATAACCACAAAAACGCCCGAAATTTTTATACGCAAATATAAAAACTCCGGGCGTCCCCCAATATTATGAAACTACTAAATCATTCGTCTTCAGATGCCATCATTTTGTCTATCTGGCTATCAATATCTTGGATCTCGTTGAAAACATCATCATCAGATGCCATCATATTAAGTGTCTTGATATCGGTATTATAGAATGCACATACTTCGTTGACATGTCGCAACCCAAGACCAGATTTGCGCTTGAAAATAGATATAATGTTATCATCTTTGACAACTTTCTTGTACATTCCCTTGAACTTAACACCGTTGGCTACTGATTTGAGCAGTTTCCAATTCAATGGAAATTCTGCTTTCATTATGGTGCTGCTGGCGCTGAAAGGAATATATGGATAATACATTCTGACTAGAGGGAACATAATAGATTTGACATCTTCGTCCTCTATACAGTGTGCTGTGCCGTTTTGTAGTTCTTTAACTACATCATAAAGATTCTTGCTCATGATTCACCGTTTAGTTTTGATGTATTGCTTTTCCAAAGAGAAGTATTCTCTATAGCTTTAGCGATATATAGATATGTGCATTTCGCAGCCAACAATTTTGTCGCATTCTCTATATTGTCTATAGCTTTCTGTAAATCAGCCAAATTGGCTGTGGCTGTCGCAAATTCTTTAGCCTTTAGGTAGAAGTCTGTTTCATCCAGAGTAGAGACTAGTGCGGTGTGCAATATTATCAACATATCGTCACAATTAAACTCAGGGACTTCTCCATTATCCTGTATGTTGTCAAGTACGCAAGACGACATATTTGTGCAGAATGCAGGAAGGCTACGGAAGCTCTTGATA